ATGTTGGCAGGATGCTATCATCAACGAAATGGAAACTATGCTTTGAAAACAATATTTCTCTAGTTGTTAATAATGCAACTCAGTTATCTTTGGATTCAGCAATTCAGACTTCATATTTTGGTGCGGGTGTCGGTGGTACCATTATTGGTTTTGGTGCCTCGCTTCTCGCAATAACAGATGACGTGTTCAATAAGATGGAAGATGCCCTTTCTGATATAAAGAATGAGAGTGTCGTATCATGGGATGAAAGTGCAATGGGCTCACGTGTTGAGGGGAATTGCTGTAGAATAGATATTGGTACGAGATGGACTAAAAGTGATATAATAGGACGTAATATAGACGATTATGACTATATAGTAAAGATACCTGCACTTGATGAGAATGGAAACTCATTCTGTGAAGAGGTGCAGACAACAGAACAATATCAAAAGACGAAGAAAAAGATAGACCCCATGACATGGAAGGCAGAATATATGCAGTCTCCTGTAGATATAGAGGGGCAATTATTCAAGTCTTCTGAATTAATGTTTGAGGATTTGTTCCCAGATAAATATGATGCAAACATTGCTGTTTGCGATACTGCCGATACCGGAACTGATTACCTTTCCTCACCTATGGTAAAGAAGGTTGGTAATCTTTATTATCTGTATGATGTTATATTCACTCAAATGGAAATGGAATTTACAGAATCTCTTATAAAAGGTGCATATATAGAGAACAAGATACAAATAGCTAGGTTTGAAAGCAATAACGGAGGAAAGCTATTTGCAAAGGGTATTGAGAAAGAAGTTCCTAATACTGCTTTCTATTGGAAACAGACGACATCTAATAAAGAAACTAGAATACTTACTGACGCATTCTGGATAAAGAAACATATTGTATTCCGTTATCCTTACGATAAGGACAAGCATCCTAACGGATATAAAGAAGGTAGCGATTATGACTTATTTATACAACAGATTACATCCTTTGTTAAGGGAAAGAAAGATCAGCATGATGATGCCCCGGACTCGCTTTCAATGTTAAGGAGACTCATTGCGGAAATAGGATATGAAAATATAGAAGGCGAAAATAATTCAAAGGAAGCATGGCCGTCTTACGAAATAAAGACAGAACAAATAATTTTATAATCATGACAGCAGAAGAAATATTAAAATTGGAAAATATAGGGCAGGCTCTTACTTTATTAAAGAAGAACTTAAGTCCTTTATCAAGAAGTGATATCCGAAAGAGTATCAAATTCTATGAAAATGATCATCCCATAAAACATGATGAAAATCTAAAGGATATATGGGAGAAAGAAAAAAAGATAGATCCAGAGACAAATGTTGAAAGCTGGGACTACATAAAGAAGGTACATACGAAACTTGCTCTTCCTTATGCTCAGCAGATAATAATGACATGTGCGGCATGGCTAATGGGTAAAGGAATTAATCTTGTGTTCACATCAGATGATGAAAATGATATCAAATCATATGATACCTTTACTGATGCCTGGGATAAATCTAATATAATAACCCTCTTGCGTGAAGTTGCTAAGGTAACAGGAATAGAGACGAGGGCTGCCATACAATTCTTTTATGATAATGAATCAGAAAAGATAAAGGGTAAGGTCTTATGTTATAGCAAGGGTTATGAGATATACCGACATAAAGATGAAAATGAAAAGATGGATGCAGTCGTTGTAGATTATAAACGTGATAAGATAGAAGATGGGTTATTGATGCAACAAGTGAGTACTACTGAAATCTATTTAAAGGATAGATGGTATAGGTATGAGGGACTTCAACTTGTAGAAGGTTTTCCAAAACCATCTCCAGAAGGAACACAGAAGTTACTCATGGCTTATTTCGAGCAGGACTTTCCAGAGTATTGGTTTGTGATGGATTTAATTGACAAGCAGGATCATGCCCGTTCCCAACATTCAGATGTGAATACAAGGATTGGTAATCCGGCATTAGTAGTTAATGGAAAGCTTTCTACCAAGCCAAAGATTAATGATGCGGTAAAGATTTACGAGATACAAGCAGCAGGTGGCTCACTTGATGATAGTAGGTCTTCAAGTGCTGACATGAAATATCTAGAAGTGTCAGGCGCTCCACAAAGCGTCGAATTAGAGCTTAAAAATAATGAGCGTGATATCTATCGCTTTACCTATCCTGACCTCTATGCATTGATAGAAAAGGCTATATCTGGTAACCTAAGCAGCAAGTCGATAGCACTTATGTTTACTCATGTATTTGCAAAGATAGCAGAGAAACAGACTACTTGGGACGAGATGATTAAAAGGTGTATATCTATAATGAAAGATATATGTGCAGCTACAAGTGGTGATGATAACATACGCAACTTGAATATAGGCTTTAAATATAATTCCTTACTTCCAAGTTCTACTGATGACTTGATAACCATGCTTGCAACCGCAGTTGGTGCACATCTTACTACTTATGGTAATGCAGCTTCCCAGCTAGACATCAATGACCCGCAGACTATTAAAATAATAAAGGACCTTTATGATAAGGCAGCCGAGCAAGGGTTACTGACAGGTATTCAGCAAGAAAAGCCCATAAATGAAAACGTACCAAACCCAGATGGTGTCAATGGACAATAATTTGTGTTAAATATTAACAATAGTTTGTTTTATTTATAATTATATATTAAATTTGTGAACTAAAAATTTTAAAAACATGGCAATAGAATCAACAAAAATCGAAAGCAAACTCGCAGAAGAGGGTGTGGACGTAAAATTTGCAGAAGGTGCATCTTTTGAAACAGAGGAGGAACTGGGGAAATGGGTTAATAATATTAAAACACTTTCCGTTAAACCAAAAGCGATAGAGGATTACACGGCAGATGAATTGGAGGCTTTACTTAAAGAACCACAGCCAAAGGCAAAGGGACTTCAAGCATTGACCGATAAGATTAGGGCAGCCAAGAAAAAGGAAATGGCGGATGATGGCAAGAAAACTAAAGAAGATGGTGATCAAACGACAAATGCCGCATTGGAAGCAGTGCTGGCGTTAAAGAAAGAGCTCGAAGACGATAAAAAAGAACGAGAGGAAGCTAAAAAGACACATTCTTTTGAGGAAACATTTTCAAAGCAAGCAAAAGGGCTAGATGATGCGGACAAAAAATATGTAAAGGCAACTCTTAAAACTGACGCTTCCGAGGATGATATTAAGAAAGCTGTTTCTGACTACAAGGCTATGTTGGCAAAGCGTGGGTTTAAAGGATTTGGTACAGATGGTACGAGTAAAAAGACCACTGGAGAGAGTGATGATGATTTGGAAAAATCAGTCAAAAGAATGTTAGACAAAAAAAATAAAAAATAATTATGAGCCAGTATTTCGGAATTAAAGAAGTTTCAACGCCCGCAAAGGCATTATGGAACTATAACCTCCAGAGAACTCTTGGGGGTGGCGGAGCATTTATAAACTCAAGCTCAATGAATGTTGATGAAGGAGTTACGCTTCCTATTGGCGTCTTACTTGACGTTGATTTGGTTACACGAGAAGCGTTCGTTGTTAAAAACGGACTAATTGTTTCTGGTGGAACAGCAACAAAACCTAGGATTGGGAAAAATAACTTTTTCAAAGTAGGAGATTGTGTTTATTGTAGTGGAGCGGCTGTTTCCATTACTTCAATAGACAAGACAAATGTAGTATATGATGAATTAACTCTTTCAGCCTCATGTGATGGAGCTATTGCAGGTCAGTATATTGAGAACTCAAAAGCAGTCGGTGGAAATCCTGTCATTGCTCATGTTGCAAATACCATATTACAAGAAAAAGTTGTAGATGTCCGTGGCGGAGAGCCTGTGACAGCCGTTGCTTGGGTATTCCAAGATGTAGACACATCGCAGTTCCCAGTTCCTGTTTCTCCTCTTCAAAAGAGCACACTTAACGCAACAGGAAGATTTCTCTTGTATTAAATAAAAAAAATAAGATTATGATACCATTTTTAGACTTAGTAAAAGAAAGCGGAAAATTTCAAGCAATGATAACAATGCTTGAACCGCTTATGACATTACCTCAATATCCAAAATACTTTACCCCTGTCTTTAACAAGACAAAGGACTGGAAGGGAATTGAGAAGAGCGTAGGAAGAATACCTATTGCTTCTTTGGTTGACCGTCATTCTGGAAAACCAATTATAAATACAAGCGCACCTGTGCAAACTTTTGGTTCGTTGCCAAGTTGGGGTGACTTAATATCTATAACGTCAGATGAACTTGTCGAAATAAGACAGTTAGAGGAATATATCCTAAACAATGTAACAGATTTAAATGGAGGTAATATCAGCGAGGTTATTGTAGAGCAACTCACAGACCAGAGGACACAGCTTCTTTTAAAGAAGTTCATGCCATTAGCCCGTATGCCTTTAGCAACAATGGATAAACTTGCTTTTGAGGAATGGAGTAATGGTACTGCAACTATAGATCGTACGAAAGATGCGTCTAAACTTCCTTTCGCTATTGATTTCCAAGTAAAGAAATACCATGTTCCATACGTATGGAGTGATAAAACAAATGCAACAGCATTGCAGGATTTGGATCAATTTGTCTATAAGGTTTGGAAAGACCTGCATATAAGAATTAATACTCTAGCTTTAAATCCAGACGAAACTCGCAAGATACTTCAGCAAAAGAGTACCATGGATTCTATTACAACATATATATCTACTGGTTCTAAAAAGATAAAGACGACTAATGCCCCTTCTCTTGACGATGTAAACATCAAACTTGAAGGACAGTATAAAATACCTGCACTAACCGAAATAGATGCCGTTGTTGATATCCGTGGTCTTGACGGAAACATAGATGTGCCTTCTGAAAGTTATAATGCATTCTTGGATGGTCGTGTTGCTGCAACAATAGGTACAAATATAGGAGACTATATGTATACATTGTCACCAGAGCAGATTATGCCTGATGATGATTATAGTTATGCAGTATCTGAAGGGAACGTACTTATTTCAGCCTTATCAAAGAAAGGTGAATTGAGTGTAGAATCTGATGCTACTTCATTACCTGTACTAACAGTACGTAAGTCGATGGCTATTCTTGTTACAGACGATACCACAACAGGAGATTCTCTCTATTAATCATGTCAGCATACACTAACATACAAGCGTTCAAATCCTACATGGATGATGAGGATAGGGGTAACCTTATTCTCTCCATGTATGATATTGACCCACTGGGAACAGATAA